ATTAACCCCCCAGTTTATTAGGCTGCTGCTCCAGAGATCTCACCAGTGTTCTTGATGCGCAATGGAATGTAGATAAACTCCACTGCTTTCACTGGTTCGATGGCAACGTCTACCCACAGCTCGTTACGATCAATACGTGCAGGTGTGTTGTTGCTCAAGTCACACACTACCAAGTAGTCGTAGATTGCTCGCTTAGAAATCAAGTCAATCATCAAACTGTTGACGGTGTTACTGATCTCGTTACGAGTAATTTCGTCGTTGGGTTCAAACAAGTACAACTTGCCAATCTCTTCCAAGCGTCCACGCAAGAACGCAACCAAACGTGATACGTTGATACGATCCAGTGCACTGGTAATGCTGGTTGTGGTCTTGTTACCAAAGTTGGTAATGCCCACGCCTGGAATAAAGGTAATTGGGTTGATGTCGTTTTCATACAGCACATCTCTAATACCTTGTCCCACGTTGATTTGAATAAACTCACCTGTGGTAGAATCAATGTAACCAATTGCTGTGGCGTTGTCCACAACACCGCGACGTGTACCAGCAGGTGCTAGCCATGGATAGCTTACACTGTCACTGCGGATGATTGTTCTCATCATCATGTGACTTGGTGCTGTGACCACTGGGTTACCTGACAAGTCTGTGGTCTGGCAACTTGGATAGAATGTGGCCATGTACTGGCTAGCAGAAACCAAACCATCTTCTGTTGGCAAACCTAGACCGTTGTTATTGGTAGCCCATGCAGCAAGATCTGTTCCTGTAGATGGCAGACGCATTGGTGTGTCGCCTACCACAAACAAGGTGTTGTTACGCTCGTTGCTGAGTGCAATCATGTTAGGCATCAGTTCAGGATAAGCAGGTGTAGCAATCAAGCTGTACAAGCTTTGTTCTTCACGTGCAGCACTGCTGGTGTCAATACCACTCTTCAGTGCTTCAACTACCATTTGGCGTTGAGCCTGACGTCCTGACCACATCGATCCGTTGTCTTTGTTGCCACTGGCAGTTACCCAGGTGTTGGTATCAATCACAGACCAATAGGTTGTGTTGGTAGGTGCGGTTCCCACACTTGGAGGTGCAAGCTTGCACACATAGATGATGCCGTTGTAGACCACAAAGTCATTGTAGACATACACGGTTGTTGCAGAATAGGCATCAACACTGTAGTCGGTGCTTTCAGTATTAAAATAGTCTAATGCAAAACGCTTGACATTGTAGCCACTGCGACGAGTGTTAAACAACAACATACCTTGAGGATATAGAGCTGGATTAGGAGCATCAAGATCCAAATAGTTTGCACCAGTTCCAGTATTCAATGATACAATGGATGGTACAGGATCAGCTATGGGATCTACAGTACCTGTTGAACTCCAACGTGCATCGGCAAACAAGATACCATTCTCACTAACCTGATCTGATGTATCAACTGCCACCCATTGGCTCACGCCATTTAGTGGTTCCCAACGATACAGTTTAGGATAATTTTCTAAGTCGCTGGTATCAATCCACAAATCGCCAAGTTGCAATGGGCTTGTGTTGGCATCTGTCTGTGTAGTTGGTGCTGTAGCAGCAACAATAGGACCTGCAACGTTAGTCAAGCTGAGGTTAAAACCGCGAACGTCGTTAGTGACGTTTCGATATCCTGTCCAGGCACCGTTGTTTTGAATCATGATGTCAGCTTCGCTTACGGTGCTATAGTACCACAGGCGTCCATCTGCTGGATCTTGGTCCGGTGCTGTGGTGCTGGCGGTGTATGTAAACAGTGGAGAAGCTACCCAGTTAGATAATACTAATGTATTGGCAAATGTACCTGATGCTCGACACAATGGGGTACTTGCAGTAAAACCAGCCAACGCAACTGGTGTTCCAGAAACGTCAGTTAGACTAATTGTTCCGCCCTGGGAATGGGTAAACACAATATATCCATCACTGTTGATAGAAGCACTTGTGTAAGGAGCATTAGCCGCACTGACCGCAGTAACAAAATCTGTAGGTGTTGTTCCAGCTAATGTTACAAGGTACGGACCAGCAAAGGCGTCTGATCCTGCTTCGGTTACTCTAATCTGGAAACTGTTGCCAATGCTAAAAACTGCATCGTTGATGCTGGATGTGACTACTGTGGCTCCTAGTGCATATCGTTTGAATATGGTAAAGGCAGCTGATATTATACCACCAGTATTGAGCTGATTATTATTCCATTGAATGTAAGTTGTGCCAACAGGAATATTTTTTCCGCCGCCTGCTGGATCAAGACCATAAGTTGCTGTTGCGAAATTCCCATATGCTGGAGTTGTTTGTGCAACAAACGTTCCCAGTGCAGCATTGTACACCCGCATAACAATGTTTAATCCATTGTTTGCTGGGCTCATGTTATTCCAGATAGAACCAGTAGGGCGTGGACTTGTATCTGTGCTTCTCCAACGAGGAGCCTGATAGCTGTATGCAGGCAAATAAGTTGGTGCTGCATACTCACCAGTTAAAAGTCCAAGGCTAGCTAGCAACACAGATCCGTTGTTAGGACCTGCATCAATGGTAATCAAACCGTTGTTGCTCAGTGTTGAACCATCGTTGGCTGCGGTAGAATCCGCATATATAACCAACTTACCGCTGCTGACACCAGCCGAAACACCAGTGATGTTGGTGTCGTTGATGGCCTGCGCATATCCAGCTACTGTGGCTGCGGTTCCGTTGAATCCCACAGCAACCAAACTGTCGTTGATGAAGAGGTCATAGCCGTTGACCAGAGAAGTTGGGGTACCAGTACCGGTCACTGTAGGCCAGCTGTCTTTCCAGGCATTGGTTCCCAACTGCACCCATTGGTTGCTGGTATTTTTGTAATAGATTGGAATATCAACAGCTTGTTCAACTACTGCGTAGTCGCCAATACTACCAATGCTTTGCAATGGGGCATAGTTTCCGCTGCCTGCGTTGACTACATCTGTGTCTTCGGTAATTATCAGCGGTGTTTTTACTGTAAATGTTGCAGTGGTTTGGTTCCATTCCTGGATACCCCAGACACTATTTGCGGCATCTAGCCAGTAGCTGCCAGATTCTGCGTTACCAGTAGGACGACTCAAGCTAGCAGTAAGTTCTGACAAATCAATGTCCACACGCTGAACATAAGCACGATTGGTAATGCCCAATGAACTATATGCAGCAAGCAAACCGTATTCGTTGAGTTCGTAACCGTTGATAGGTGTACCAGCAGTGGTCTGATAGAAGAATGGCACGCCAAAAGTGGCAGCCAAATCACGCTGACTGGTGATGAGATATGTTTTGTTAGCATTTGCTGCTAAGGTACCTGGAGCTACACCGATTCCACTAGCACTGATTTTGTTCTGTGCTGTGGCGATGAGAAAATAAGGTACTGTGTTGACAGCAGAAGGGATATATTGACTTTCGTCAATTACTGTTACTTCTACGCCTGGTGATACTAGAGCCATGGTCAATTCCTTTTCAAGATATCAATATTTATAGATATCTTCCAAAATCGCCGTTCTACGTTGCCCTTTGGCAAAGGTCCACCATAAATACCGCATGCAAAGACCCGTGTGCCAGGCCTGTAATCAAAAATCTTGTGCTGTGAACTACGTCAAAGACGGAGTCAAGCACTATCGCAGTCGCTGTGACAACTGCTTGCGCAAAGGACGTGGCCTTAAAAAAAGAACACCCCGCTGGGAGGCAGCAGGGTACAAGAAGAAAATGACATGCGATCGTTGCGGATTCAAAGCCCGCTATTCAGCACAAACTCTAGTGTATCATGTGGATGGTGATCTTAACAATGTCACTCAAAAGAATCTTAAAACAGTGTGCCGTAATTGTGAAGTCGATTTAGCAAAAACTGATTCAGTGTGGCGGCCTGGTGATTTGCAACCAGACGTGTAACTAACTCACGTGTGTTGCGCTTGAGATCTTCTAACGTGCCATTGTTATCAATTACATAATCAGCCATCCAGATTTCCAAGCTCATGCTAGACTTGTCTTCAGCTGGCAAATGATCACTGCGATCCACCCAGACAGCAAAGTCAAACACACCTGTATTACGCATGGCATGAAACTCTGATTTGTTGCGCAATCCGCAGTAGATTTGATTTTCAGCAAAAATTTCCCTGCCTAATCGAGCATAATCATCCCGACAATACTCATGAATCATGTCGTACCACTCAGCACGATGATTGTGCCTATCTTCAAAACACTGCTCATAACTGGTGTACCCATACTTGAGTTTGAGCTCATTGTAGATAAACTTTTCCGCACAAAAGTCTGAACTAGAGCGGAAGCTGTAGTTAAATTCTTCACGTAGAATATCACATACAGTATCTTTACCATGGCGAGCATTGCCAATGATCAGCAGTTTAGGAAGGGTCATTTGAGTTGGGTTACGTTAAGGTGTTTTAGGGTACGTTGCAACATACCAATCTGTCTGCGACAGTCTTCTAGTGCATGATGGCTTGTAGGAGGAATGGGCTGATCTGGCCATAGGCTAAACACTGTACGACTGTCACGAACTGCATAGAATTTCCAAGGCAATGCTTTACCGTAGCTCTTGTAAGCATGCTCAAGAATGTTCATGTCGTATGTGGGACCTTGTGCCCAGATTCTGTTGGAGTGCCAAATCAACCGACCTAACTGGTCCAATGCTTGGTCTAGGGGAATACGATCTTGTTCGTCAAACGCTTCGTCGCGCACCACAGCAGGTTGTGTGGCCCACCATTCAATGGTGCTTTGGTCAATGGCACGATCTTCTTGGCTTTCTAGTGTAATTCTGGCGTAGTAACTCTGGCCAGAATACCCCTGCCCAAACGGGTCAAAGCTCTGTGCCGCAATGGTTAAAATACAGGTGTCTGGGCCTGTTGCAAGCCCTTCTAAGTCGATCATTAAATCTGCCATACTACAAGTATAACAGAATTCTAATTCTAAGTCTACAAGTGATTAGCCGATTACCCAGGTCAACGGTTGCGAACCATCCATGTACAGTTTGAGTTGTTCTTCTAGAGCTGTCATGGCTTCTTTGGCTTCAGCTTTCATGGCTGCGCCGTTTAGAGTGCCGCCACCTTGTGGTCCAGCAATGGTACCAAACTTTTCACGTGCTTCGCCCACAATCATTTTGCAGTTGGCAACCATGTAGTCTTTGATCCATTGCTGAATCTGATAGTCGCTGAGTAAATTGATTTCAGGTTTGAGGTTATAGGTCCACAGTAACACATTTTCTCCAGTGCCTTTGGGATCACGAATGATCTGTAATTTTTTGGTCACTGGATTAAAAGTATAGTTCACATAACCGCCGAACATACGTGCGGCTAGTTCTACGTACTGGCTGTAGAAATCGTAGGTAGCAAGGCCACCGGCTACGTTGAAGTTCATGAGATACACGTTCAAACTGGCCTGTGCAAACGGGTCAAAGTTTGATGCAAATGGCCCAGTGGAATCACCAAAAGTTCTACGAAATATTTGTCTTACAGAAACAACTTCTTGCGGTAGTTGGTAAATGTTTACGTCACGTACCAGTTCCATAAAGGAATAGCTTTCCTCATAGGCATTTTGCGCACGTTGACGATAAGTGCCAATGGTTTTTTGATAGGCTGTTTCGTAGTGTGCAGGGTCCAACTCGATGTCTACGATATCGCCACCAAGTTGAAGCCGTACATAATCATTGAGATTTTGCTTGAGAGTTTCGAGACTGTTTTGTTGCTGTTCTGCCATTGGGGGACTCCGTCCCCTTTATTTACCAGCTTTTTAGAATGATCAAGTTCTCTGTACCACGTCCGTTGAACGGTGTTTCTGTAGTGGTCAAGTCCTTGTAGATCTTACGGGCGGCTGGCTTGCCTGCGGCACCCATGGCTTTGAGCACGTCAGCGGGCTTGCGCACAGTTTTTTGCTGGCTCTCTACTGTGCTAAACCCAATGACAGCATTGGATTTCACAGTAAAAACTTTGGCGTATTCGTCTGCCACAAGATGAATCAGTTTGCGTTTTTTGGTATCATACAACCAGGCTTCTGCTTTGTCTACCAGGCTGGCAGCCGGTAGACCTTTGAGTTTGAGTTCTGCAAATTCTGTTATACACTTGAACTTTGCGGCTTTCTTTTCTGGACTTACTGCTTTAACTGCACGTGGCTTGCGCTCGACCTTTTTAATCTGCACATAGGCGCCGCAGTCTGAAATTACAAGCTCACAGAACTTTACACAATTCTTCAACTGCACCTTGGTCAAATAGCCGTAGCCCTGCGTCAGGTCTGCATCCTTGCCTGCTACTGCTTCGTCAAACTCTACAAGTTTACGAGTCCAGATTTGCTTGATGTCATTGACCATTTGTGGAGCAATGTTCATTGAACGCATGAGCATCACTGGCTTGTAGTCTGCATTGAGCTTGGCACCTGACGCAATAAACTCGTCAAACAAGCCATCCATCTCACCAGCACACTCGCTGACTTTTTCTCGCAGTCGGTCCTGGATAGTGATTTTAGGCACTGCATCTTCCGCAGGTGGCGCTTCTTCTGCTTCTTCATCTTGCTTGGATTCCAAAATTTCTTTAAGCAAGTTGTCCAATTTGATCTGTTCTTGATCCGTGAGCTCTAGTCCCACCATGCTCATACGGCACAGCCAACCTGTGGTCAGTCGGATTGAGCTGTCAGGAATGCGTTTGAGTGTACGAACGTCAGCTTTACGACCATGCAATTCCAAATAGTTTACAATCATGTTTCGAGCATCTTTTTTGCCATAAAAATAATTGTACCAAGAAAACGCATGACTAAATGCGCTGATACGATTGTCTGTGGGTTGCACTCGCCACGTGGGCTCCATACCCATGGCATTGGTATCGGCACTACGAGGGTTCAAGGGCTTGACAGATTTGGTTGCGATCATAATTGTTCCTTACTTAGTCTTGGGCAAGTTTTTTACAGTGTCAAAAAGTTTTGCGGCACGTTTAACGTCAAAATTTTTGTGTTTATACATCCAGGCTTTTTTGCGCTCTGCTACTTCCAGAGCTTCTGCTAGTTTCCATTTGGTGTTGAAGTCTGCAGACATTATTATACGGCTCATGTCTACAATGTCAAGAGCATACTCTACCCATTTTTCTGTGGCTTTTACTTTGTCATAAGACTGTATAAAGCCCTTGCCTTTTGGACCTGTGTACTTTGCTACAAAGTTTGCGGCTTTCATACCATACTCCTAGAGTGGATAAGTGTGTATTATAGCACTTTGGGATTTATTGGTCAACCGCCCATAAATAATGGACTATGCCCCGTTTAAGCCTTTACCGCCCGAATCGTACCCGTGATTATCAATTTTTGGATCGTACCATCCGAGAGATGTACACTGTTGGGGGTGTGGACATCTACATCCACAAATACATGGGTCCACAAACTGGCGGCGAAGATTCGGCATTTTCAGGCAATGCTGATGCCACACAGCCTGTGTATGAAACACAGAGCCCGCTGAACATACAGGATCTGCTGTTGTTAGAAAACCGCGACAGAATATACGATCAAGACGTGTATGTCATGCGCGGAGTGTTCCAGACTCAGGACATTGATTTTGATTTAAGTCAATTTGGATTGTTTTTAAACAACGACACCCTGTTTATCACATTCCACTACAATCGCATGATTGATGAATTTGGGCGCAAACTCATGAATGGTGACGTTTTAGAAATTCCTACACTGAAAGACTACTATCCATTGAATCCGGCTATTCCACAACCCTTGCCCAAGTATTATGTGATTCAAGACGCTGCTTTTGCATCCGAAGGATTCAGCCAAACCTGGTTGCCACACCTTTGGCGTGTGAAAGCCACACCTTTGGTCAACGCACAAGAATACAAAGACGTACTCAAAAAACCCATGGTCCAAGAGAATATCTGGGACTCAGACAATTTCTATCCTGCAGGTACTGTTGTTAATTACGGTAACACTTATTATCAGGCTGTGCAAAATGTGCCTGCAGGAACTACTATCAACAACACCAGTTATTGGCTGGAGTACACACCGTTGACCCAGAGTGATCAAATGACCACTCGCACCAAGGATCAAGAAATCAATGATGCTATACTTGCACAGGCCGATGTTGAAGTTCCATTAAGTGGCTACGATGTTGACAAGTTTTATATTACTCCCACGTTGGAAAATGGACAGCCTGCTAACCCTGTGGGACTCAATACCAGTTCTACTACCACAGTAGACGGCACCGAAGGTGGTATGAACTCTACCCCTCGCGGATTTGGATATACCCTGGGCTACTTAACCGGTGATGGCAAAGCACCAAACGGTTTCCCAGTCACTCCAGGAGTAAGCTTCCCGGACAGCCCAGTCAGCGGAGACTACGCTTTGCGGTTGGATTACTTGCCCAATCGTTTGTTCCGCTTTGATGGCAATCGTTGGGTACGTATCGAAGACAATGTTCGCACAGATCTCAACAATGGACCAAATAACAAGACCCTACGCTCAGGCTTTGTAAATAACACAGCAGAAGTTCGTACTACAGATCGCGGCATGATTCCAAGTCGCCAGAGCCTTAGCGAAATTCTCAAACCCAGAGCCGACAACGGCGGATAAACAATGCAACAATTCTTTTACGATGACCAAATACGTCGTTTCTTACTGCAATTTACTAGAATCTTTTCAGGGTTCCAAATAGAGTACGGCCGAGATTCTGCCAATCCTGACCAGTATGCGCTGTTGCGTGTGCCAGTTCGTTACGGTGATGCCAGTCGAAATGCGCAGACTATCATTCAAGAAAACTCAGCCAACAGTTTGCCCAGCTCACCGTTGATGACTTTTTATATTGCAGGACTGGACTACGATCGTCCACGCATGCAAGAACCTTACTTTGTGTCTCGCTTTGCAGTCAAACAACGTACCTACGACACTGTTACAGAAACCTACGAAACTTCCCAAGGCAATGCGTTCACTATTGAACGACTAATGCCTGTGCCCTACAAGCTGACCTTGAACTTGGATATTTGGACCACAAACACCAATCAAAAGATGCAGTTACTTGAACAGATTTTAACCTTGTTCAATCCTTCACTGGAAATACAAAGCACAGACAACTACATTGACTGGACTAGTTTGAGCGTAGTTGAATTAGAAAGTGTGCAATGGTCTAGTAGAACTATACCTATATCCACAGAAAATCCCATAGATATTTGCACGTTGCGATTTAACTTGCCTATCTGGATCAGTTCTCCTGCCAAGGTCAAGAAACTGGGAGTGATCGAACGTGTGATTGCCAGCATGTACGATGCGCAAGGAGATTTACGAGATGCAGTGACCAACAGTGATTTGTTGCTGGGTACACGTCAGGTTATAACACCTTTCAACTACAAAATTATGTTGATTGGCAACAGCATACAAATACTGCAAGAGCGTGCAATTGTGGATCAACCAAATACTAGCCTAGAACCGCCAGACATTGTGAGTGGCAGCGGGCTACTATGGCCTGCTGTGATTGGCATGTATGGCGTACTGAGGCCTGGTATCAGTCAAATACGACTAACACAGCCCGATGGTTCAGAAGTGGTTGGCACAATAGTGGTTGATCCCAACGATGAACGTTTTGTGTTGTTTAGCGTGGACCAAGACACAGCACCTCAAAACACCATGCTACCAGTGAATGCCGTGATCAACCCCTTGATCAGTGCGCCTGGCAACGGGTTACCAGCAGCAGTTGCTGGACAACGATACTTGTTGACTGAGGGTACTGGTGCAGTGAACAACGCATTTCCTGCAACAGCCTGGTTGGGTGCGTCAAACCGTCCTGTAGTAGCGCAAGAAAACGACATCATTGAATACAACGGTAGCTGGTGGGATGTAACTTTCTACGCACAGCAACAAACACAAATTCAATACATAAGTAACCTCACCACAGGCATACAGTACGAATGGACAGGCGGCTCATGGATCAAAAGCTATCAAGGAATTTACCCCGGCGGCGACTGGAGTCTGGTATTGTGAACGCAGTAGGTGTTTGGTTTCGAAGCAACCAAACCAATCGTTATCTGTATCTACTAAGAAACGATGCCAAGCACCCAGGAACCTGGGGGCTGCCAGGTGGTAAAATTGAACCAGGTGAAACCTTGCTAGGTGGCATGGAGCGAGAATGCATCGAAGAGCTAGGTAGCTTTCCTGCATATCGTCGACTGGTACCCATTGAAAAATTTACTTCAGCTGACAATAAGTTTGTATATCACACATTTGTATGTGTGGTAGATGATGAATTTGTTCCTGTGCTCAACAACGAGCACTTGGGCTATGCCTGGATTGACGAAGGCACATGGCCCAAACCTTTGCATCCCGGGCTTTGGAGTACTGTGAATATGGACACAGTACAAAACAAAATCCTGCGTGTTGCGCAGGATTTTGTTGTTTCCAAACAGGCCTGATCAGGCTTGAGATTCTTGGAATTGCAATTGAACTTCTCCCACTGGACTTGACTGTGTGGTCAATGCGGTAAGTTGCACTGCCAACACTTCAGGTCCGTTGGGATAGGTTCCTGTGCCTGGTATACCACTGGTTCCAATCTGTTTAACTGAGCTCAAATCCAGCACTCCCGAATTGGTAGTAGATATCGGGATAGCAAACAGCCTTTCGCCGCCACTTAGTTCAGTGGTAATAGCTTGAATGGTCATGTTTAAATCGTTAGACGGGGTGCCCCCACCCAACGCATTGCCCAAAATCTTCACAGTATCTCCCACAGCATAACCTGTACCAGC